TTCTTAAACTACGCTTAAACATAATTTCTAAGTTTATTTTGTCTTCAACAAGCTCACCTGTTTCATCTAACCTAAATTGTGCTGTATCGTGTATAATACCTTGCATGTACTTTTCTTCAATATAAGGATCATCAATAGGAACACAGCCGTACCAGTCTATACATTTCATTTGTTTGTAATCTGTAATATAATGACAATGTGGATACATTGTTAATTTGTATATACCTTCGTCAAATTGATCAACAATTATATCTCTAATTTGTCTACGCCACATATACTCTGGCCACTCTTCAACTTCAGTATCATAAATTACTTGGTTACAACTTTTACCATACCACTTGATGTAAATTTTTTGATTTTTGTAATCTATATCTTTTACCTCTGGTGCATACTTTTTATCTTTGAATAATTCAAGATAAGTTAATTCGTTTTGAAAAAACCAATCAACAACTTCTTTTGTATACAATGGTCGATGCTGTATATCTCTATATGCGTATTCGTTTGGAAATCCGTAGTTCTTACAAAATGTTTTTCCATCTTCACTTACAAGAGGTTCATAAGTTTGTTGTGCCATACAAGGACGGCCAATGCTATCAAGTTTTAAGTAATGGTTCCATTTCATACAATAGCCTTCCATATCTCGATAGTTTTATCAAGTCCTTCGTCTAATGTAACTTTTGGTTCCCACCCTAGTTTTTTCTTAATTAGTGTATTGTTAGAGTTAAGCCAGTAAATCTCTCCTGCACGAAATAGTTTTGTATCCCAGTTGATAGTTCCTTTCCAGTCTAACTTTTTAGCAATTAGTTCTGCATAGTCTCTAATCTTAATAGGATTATCCGGACCAATTGTAAAAATACTTCCGTCATTACATTTATCAGGATTGTTAATTACTGTTTCCCAGGCATCTAGCATATCGTCAACAAAAATAAAATTACGATACGGCTCAGCATAACCTAAGTTACACTTGTCTGGATTAGTTAACATTTGATTAATAATTTGTTCAGTTACAAAAAACTCATTATCCTTTCTGCCATAGCAGTTTGTTTGCCTTAGAGCTGTAAAAGGAAAGTCATAACAACGATGTGCATATTCTAAATACTTTTCACAACCATACTTTGCAACTGCATACGGAGCATTAGGATTAGGAACAGTGTTTTCGTCAAATGCTATAGATTGCTTTGGTGTACCGTGTTCTTCAATTTCATCTGAAATAGGTTGCCACCCGTACACTTCCATTGTACTTGCAAACACAAAGTTTCTTAAATTTTTTACCTTGGCTGCTGTTTCAATTAAGTTAACTGTGCCAACATAATTAATTTCACTAAATGTAATCTGCTCGTAAAAACTTTGTTCGACTTCTGTACGTGCAGCAAGATGAACAATAATATCAGGTTTTACTAATAATACTTCGCCAGCAACTGATTGATGATCTAGCAAATCGCTTTTCAAATGATGCACTTCGTGATTCTTTAGTCTTTCGGATAGATGAGAACCTATGAATCCAGATGATCCTGTCATTAAAATTTTCACTGCCAATACTCCATATAATAAATATACTTATGCTAAAAAGTGCTACTATTAAAGAATTCAGGCAGACCGCAAAAGGTTATAACGATATACCTGATGATGTTAAAATACTAGTAGAAACAAACGGTAACAGTGACGCTGCTTTTTACATAAGTGATTGGTATCTACTAAAAATTTACGATGAATCTTTAACAATTAGCAGTGATGTGCAACAAAAGTATTCTACACTTATTGAAAAAGTAAAAGAGCATAATCTAAACTATGCTGCCATTCATGTATGCAATACTGCTATGATGGAAGAAGTAAAACGTAAAAATAAAGGAAGAACTGTAATAGAAGTTAGTGCAAATACTTTATTGGTATTACACCGTTATTAATTTCATATTTGGTGGAACAGGAATTTGATTTACTAATCCTGCTTCAATGTCAAACTCTATACCTTGCTCAACAACTTTTACGTTGCTAATGACTTTTTGATTGTTTGCTGCTCTGTTTAACCATGGACTTAGATACTTATCAAACTCGTATCTTACGTTTCCTTCTGAGCCTGTTATTCTAACATGCTTTGGATCATTAATAATATTCTTAGGTAGTAACTTTCTTACAACTAGTTGAGCTCTTATGTGAGCACCTATATTCATTGCAGTGTGTGGAATACCTGCGTCCATGTCATACCATTTACCGTCAAGCACAGTTTTAAACATTTCTTCTTTTTCTAAGTCAATAAGATAGGCTTCGTCGCCACATAAATTTAAGTGCCATCGATTGTCAATGTCTGCATGTGAAGTATAGCAACTAGGCGATTCTAAAATAATAATTCTAGCTTGTCCTTTAGGTTCTGGTAAACTATTCCAAATAGATTCCCATTGTGTACCCAAGTACTCTGGTTTTAACTGCCAAGGATCATAAAAGAAACTGCCAGTCTGTTCTGAAATATTAAACTTTCCTATTTCGTAAACATCGCCCATTACACCCTCTATCACCTCTAAAGGTACTGTATATTTGGTATTTTGGATCATATGCATATTTACCGGAACTACGATATGTGCGTATAAAACTTGGTAAATATCGTTATGCGTAAGATAAAGATCGACAATGTGTCCATTCCAGTCGATATAAAATGGAAAAACATTGGTATTAGTTTAAGTGGAGGAGCAGATAGTGCGTTACTTGCGTACTTGATTTGCAAAAATCTACATGACAACTGCAAGGTACACATCAGCACACAAGTTAGAATGTGGAAATCACGCCCATGGCAAGAACATATTTCAGCAGAAGTATTTGATTGGTTTGTGGGATACTTTCCTGATCTTGAATTTGAAAGGCATGTTAATTTTATACCGCCTGAACTTGAAGAGCCTAATTCAACTATGATTAAAGATGCCTACGGAAAAATGAAACCAGGTAACAGAATTATATTGAGGTCTTTTAACGAATATCTTGCACACAAGGTAAACTTAGATGCTTGGTATGCAGCAGTGACACTAAATCCAGATGTAGAATTTGATGGTGCAATGAGCGATAGACAAGAACCTACTATAGATACTATAATGGAACACATGGGAGTAACAGTTTGCCATCCGTTTGTTGCAAGTAAGAAAGACTGGGTTATAGAACAATACATAAAAAATGATATTGCTGAACTGTTAAACATCACTAGAAGTTGTGAAGGCGACAATGATGCATATCCAGAAGTTTTTAAAGGACTAGATTATACAACATACACACCTGGACAGTATGTACCAACATGCAAAAAATGTTTTTGGTGTCAAGAAAGACAATGGGGAGTAATGAATGCCATGCAAAAGTAAAACATTTTGTATGCACCCTTTTACAGGCTTGGCAACAAGAGAAGACGGAGCCATTAAGGTATGCTGTCGTAGTCAACCAATTGGTTGGATACAAAATGAAACAGTAGAAGAAGTGTGGAATGGCGACAAGATGAAAGAAGTCAGACGCCAGGTAATGAATGACGAGCGACCAGATGTTTGTAAGCCGTGCTTTGATCTTGAAGATCAGGGTGTAGAGAGCTTACGACAGCGTCATATAGCAGGAGTAATACCTGAAGCAAGGGTAAACTTATACCCTGATGCTTTAGACGCTTTAAACGAAGATTATACAATGCCGTTTGAACTTCCTACTATGGAAATAAAACTTAACAATCTTTGTAATTTAAAGTGTCGTATGTGCAATCCATTAGATAGCACACAATGGAAAGATTGGAATCAAGTTACTGAATTTTATAAAAAAGAAAACAACTATCTTATTCCTACTGTTGAAAAACTAGTTGATACACCTGGAAAGTATATAGGTCCGTTTGATAACTCAGATAACTGGTGGAGTAGTTTTGAAAAACTATTGCCTTTCTTTAGGCGTGTAGAATTTGCAGGTGGAGAACCTTTAATGGATCCATACCACTATAAAATTTTAGATAGACTAGCAGAGTATGGAGAAAATATAGAAATTAAGTATGCTACTAACGGCACAACATTAGGTATTAAAGGTGGACGTACTATTCATGACTACTGGCCTAAGTTTAAAAGTGTTGCAGTAAATATAAGTATAGATGGTTTGCATGATACATATGAATATATTAGAGGCAATGGTAAGTTTAGTGAAGTAGAAGAAAACGTAAAAGTATTTAAGAGCTTTCCTAACGTAAGTAGAGTAGTAGGCGCTTTTACAGTCCAAGCAAATAACATTATGCAGATTTGTGATGTTATTGATTATTTCTTAAATGATATGGGTATTATATTTTACTCACATAGAGTAAACTATCCTATGTCTTTGTCAGCACAAGTAGTGCCGCCAGAACTAAAAGAAAAAGTAATAAAAGACTTAGAAGCAATGAAAACTAAAGTTTTAAATTATGATGCTATAAAAGAAAATGAATTGCTTAAAAAAGTTACTCTACAACAAATACAAGACAACATTAATTTTTTACAGGCTAAATGTATGCACGACACACATTGGCAAGACTGTATAGCATTCAACCATAATTTAGATAAAACTAGGGGGCAAGACTTTCTCACAGCCAACCCTGAGTTCGCTCCTTATGTTTAACCTTATATTAACAAACGGCAAAGAAGATACTAGTATACCATTTAAAGTTAGAAATACTAGTATTGCTAAAAAATGGCACAAAGAACTTTTAAAAAATTATAAATTATACGAAATAGATAGATTTACTAACTGGGGTACGCATAATCTTATTGATGAACTTAATCAATGTATTAAAGAAATAAAACACAGTGGAGTTTATATTGATCGATATATCAGTACTAATAGTACTAGTATGCAACAAGATTTAAACTATCTGCATAAATTTTTTGAAGACTTACGTGGCGAAGCAACCATAGGAACAGAATGGTTTAATAATTCTCCAAAGAAAATACAAAAATGCGTAGAGCGTTTTAATATTCTTATACATAAATTAGAAGCAGAGTTACGAACAACGAATCATCCTACAGTAGTAGTTACTTTTAAAGATAGACCTGTGATGAACCTATCACAAGAAGATATGAAACACTTTACATTTCAATGGACTCACGGAACTGTATACATAAATTATTGTCAAGTTGGAAAAACAGTTTTAGATATCTTTAAAGACAAAGATGGTGTAGCCAAAGGAATAAGACCTCAAGAATTTTATAGTGCAGATTTTATGGTTAAGTTTGGTCCTACAATACCTTATCCAATGTACTTACTAAGAAAAATTTATATAAATTTATGGATAAAGTTACAATCATTTAAATTTAAAAATCTTAATTTAGGAATGATTCCTGTAGCAGATCTAATTGAAGATATTGACATAACACATTTAAAAAAATATAATGAAGTTAAAGGTGTACAATGCATAAAGTAATAAGCAAATGGCCGCATCAAGATAGTGTTCATGTTGAGTGGAACCTTGGCAAACGTTGTAACTTTGATTGTAGTTACTGCCCAACAGAAATACACGATAACACCAGCCCACATACAAATATTAAAGTATTGTTAGATGCAGTTGATGCACTATCTGAAATTGATAAATCAATGCGTGTAAGTTTTACAGGCGGTGAACCTTGCGTACACCCAAAGTTTACGGAACTTGTTGATCATGCAAGTCAGCGTGTTGATTGGATCAATGTAACTACTAACGGCACACGGACAGCACAGTACTACAGTGATCTTAATGTAAATCATATTGTGTTTAGTTTGCATGTAGAAGACGATGAACATTGGAGAAGATGTGCAGAAACTGTATTAATGTTTTCTCAGATAAATGAAGGTGCATATACAAAAAAGCCATTTCAAGTCAACTTAATGGCACATCATAAACTTATGGATAGAGTAAAAGAATGTGCTACAATGTTTGACGGACACAGCATTCCTTATGTTGTAAGACGAATACGATGGACAGAAGGTGACCATGATGTGTTTGATGATTTAAAATATGAAGGTAAAGATTTAGAATGGATACTTAATCAAACATCAACAGCAAAGCCTAATGTTATTATTGACGATAAAGAAGAAATGCATGCCAACGATGTTATTAAAAAACATCTAAATCAATTTGAAGGTTGGAAGTGTAGTGCAGGTATAGAAAGCCTAATGATTAATTGGGACGGTGAAGTTCACCGTGCTACTTGTAGAGTTGGCGGAAGTATAGGTAACATTTATGACGGTAGTTTTGAACAACCGGAAGATTGGATAACTTGTACTCGTAAGTGGTGTACTTGTGCCGCTGACATCCCTCTTACAAAGGAACTTTCCATTTCGTAATGTGTGTGTCAGGTTGACAACTACAACTAGTCCTTGGACAAATAATAGTTTTTAAATCCATTTGTGCTTTATTAAATCTTAAAATAAAATCCTCTGCAAACATACTAATATTTGCATCAGCAAATACTTGTTCTTGACAACTACCTGTAACTCTACCGTCATGTGTAATAACTAAATTTTCTATAGCAACGTTGCATTTCCAGCCTTTAAAATAGTTTGCCTGTTCCATAATATATTTGTTTGGTGTTGCAGGTACTATAGCATCGTTATCATATATTGCTATACTTTCATGTATTCTAAATCTATGTAGGTTAGATATAATCCAATCCGAATCTGGAGCACGTTTTATTGGCTGCTGCAAGTATTTCATTTGTTCATCATTGTAACTACCTATATCGTAGCCGGGAGCATCTACTACTTCTTTTGCTTGTATAATCCAGCGTTGCTTACTGGTTTTCATTTTCTCAATTAGTTCGATACATCTATCCCACGCTGTTGCATCCATTAACATAAGTGCGGTTACATCTGTTCCTCTTCCAAAGAGATGATCAGCAACTGCAATAAAGTTATCAATGTCTACATCTTTTTGATGGCAACTTAAAACAAACTCATCTACATCTTGTGTATTTTTTTCAAACCATCTTACAGTTCTACTTCCGTTAGTGGTACATTGTATATGAACACTATGATTTTCTTTTATTTCTTTACAAAACTTTGCAAAGTGAGGCCATAATGTAGGCTCGCCTCCACCTACAACGTTAATCTTAAAATGTGTTTTATTATGTGCTAATGTATAATAATCAAATAATGCTCTAAAGTTTTTTATTACTGTATCTATATTTTTAGGATAGCGAAGTCTGTTAGTAACACTACCTGGAAAACAGTATTCGCAAGAGAAGTTACAAATGTCAGTTGGCCAGAACCTAATATCTAATGTTTCAGGATCTTGTGTAGTAGCAATTTTAATTAATTCTCTCATAGTAGATGTGCTAACTCTGGAAATACCTTTGCTGCTTCTAAACCTCGTATAGCATCAAGTTTATTTGTGTATTCCTTGAAGCCTGGTAATAAGTGACTGTTGTCCTGTGCATTCATATGATTAAGAACTGCTTCCCAACGTTTCCACCCATATGGATTATGTTTCCAATATTCGTCATCTTGTCTATAGTTTTTCCATAGCCAATCTTTGAAGTCCATAAAACGTTCTTTAACTTCTTCTTTATCTTCTTTAGGTAAAATTTGTATACTTAGAAATGTTGGAATGTATAGTAAGTGCATGTTAACTAGCCCACCGCCCATTTGTACTCCACCTGGAACTTCACCAACATTTAATTTTTTAAAGCCGCTTTCTAGTTTCCATTTCATAAAGTCTGGTAAGTGTTTTACGTTGAATATTTGAATTGCTGTTGCTAAACTTGTTTGTATGTTGTCAGGTGTGTTATCTAACATGTGTAATGTTTTTTCTACAGTTTCAAAGTTTGTAGGAAAACGTATGTATTCGTCACGTTCGTGACTAGCGTCCATGCTTACAGCAAATTTAACTTTCTTAAACTTTGACCAAAGCTCAATCAAATCATCATCAACTAGCAATCCGTTACTGTTATAGCGTAACAGTATTTTATCTTGATATCCTTGCCTGATAATTTCTTCAATAAATCTTTTGTGTTCTCTAATCATTAACGGCTCGCCGCCTGCAAAGTATACTTGTTTTAAGTTAGGAATCTGTGCATTCATTTCTTCCCAAAACGTATCTTTTTCATGCCATTTGTTATTGAACTCTTTTCTATCCCATTGCATTTGCCTTTTAACTTCAGGATCTTCTAATACAGGAATTAATTTTTTATGGTCAGCGACCCACTTGCTACTATCGTGTGGTGAACACATGACGCATTTAATATTACATGTATGTCCTAAACGTAAGTCTAAATATTTTAAATTTTCAGGAACTGTGCCATCTTCTTTTGTTTGTCTTACAAGTTCAGGTATATCAACACCATCTTCCATCCAAGTATAACTTTCCCAAACACGTTTACTTGCAACTCCTTTCTTCTCTTCCTCAAAGCATTTTTTACAACTTGCAGGAATATTACCTTCAAGCATTGTGGTTCTTACATTTTTCATGTAATCATTATTCCATGCTTCCATAGGAGTTTCGTGACCAAAGTTTGCAGGCTTGCCATGATTCATTTTAACTAAACCTACTTCGTGATCACCACCTGCACCACTAGCATTTGACGAACAACATAATCTCATATCTCCGTTAGGTCTTGTTGCAAAGTGTATCCATGGTAAAACACAAAATGTTTTTGTGCCAGCGGCCTTGGCTATGGCGTCTGTATATTTGTCTAATTCAGACATTAAAATCTTCCCATTAACATATAACGTGTATATTTAGGTAACTCTAATTCATCTTTAACTAGTATAGTTTTTAATTTAGATTTTTTTTCAAAACTGCTAACACTATTAGAACAGTTTACATGTTCTTCTAGTTCAAAATAATTATTAGATTGTAAAATCACTTCAGTACTTGTTGGTACACGTTTTGCCCATTTGTTGTACTGTTGTTGTGTGAGGTGTTCGCAACTTGTGTTAATGACCATGTAAGGTTGATCAGTATATTCATACTCACACATATCTGCTGTAACTGCTGTAAATTTTCCTTCCATCTCGTAACGCTTATTCATTGTGTTTGCTATTTCTGCACACTTAGGATCAATATCAACACTTGTAATATGTTTAAATCCTATTGTGCTGTTGAACAATAAATTTGCTAATACGCCATTCCATCCGCCAAATATAACACAACTAACATTACCAACATGATGATGTTTTTGCAGTGTTTCAACCAACCACGCTTTAGATTTTAATTGGCCTCCCCAAAAACTTTCAAGTGTGCGGTCGCGATCTTCGCTGTTGCGAATTGCATCCATCCAAAATTTTATATCTTCAAGTTCTACTTTCACAAGTGTATTTAAGCCATAAATACGAGTATGTTACTCCTTCCTGAATTAAGTGTATATATAACCCACACCTGTACTTTGGCGTGTGATAGCTGTTGCACGTTTAATCATTTAAATTGGGGTACCCATTTTAAGCCAGATACAACTAAAGAAAAATTAAAAGCTCTACCAGACACAGTCGACTTTGAAGAAGTTTTTATTATAGGTGGTGAGCCTACGTCTAATCCTGCACTAGGAGATTGGATGGCATACTTAGAAAGTATGTGGCCTAATGCTAAAAAATGGGTAGTAACCAACGGGAGAGACCTAGATAAATTTGATGAACTGTATCCTGAATGGATAGACCGTGATTGGAAAATAGAAATATCAGCACATTCACAACAAGACCTTGACACCGTAATGTCGTGGATACACAATAGGTGGGCAGATGTATCCTGTGAGCGATTCAAAGATACTAGACACGAAGATGGTGAGTGGCATTATAAACTTGTTGTTGACGGAATTGAAAGAGGTGAAATTACAGAAGCATGGCAGTTTTACGAAAACCCTGCTGTAGTTAAAAAAGGTAACAAACTAACTTGGGATAAACTTAGAGATGCAGATGATCAGCATTCTAAGTGTCCTGCTATACAATGTATGTATCTAGTAGATGGTAGATTTTATCGCTGTCATCAACAGGCAATACTTCCTCAGTTATCAAGAAAGTTTCAAATAGAAGATCCGTTTGCTGATATAGCAAAACAAGATCTAGGGTGTAGTCCTGAAGAGTTTGAAACTTGGATCAAAACACAATTAGAACCTCAAGAGCAGTGTCGTTTGTGTAAATGGGAAAACAAAATTACATTACCAATTGAAAAATCCAAAACCAAAAAAATTAAACTTTTAAAAATTTAGGTATTTTGCTGTCTGCACTACTTACACAAGAGCTAGTAATGCATTTAGATGGCGTCTTAAACAGCGTAAAACCGCCCTGTAGCGTTCCTAAAGGGATATCGCTGCAACTATATGCTCTCTTAACTTCATCACCTCTTATAACGCAGCTTTGATACCCTGCATTGCAATTCCAATCTTTAAACTTATTGAAGTTAAATGCATTCATTCTTTCTGCCTGATCCAAACCATAATTGTTTCCTTTAGCATCTTCTAAATACATTTGCATGATTTGCTCACCTTTCCAATTTTGTGGAAAGCCTGTTTGCAATTGTTCAATTTGCTGATCGGTGTACCCGTCAACTATTCTAGACGCGGTAGGGTCGGACTGCGGTTTAAGAGTGACGTTAATTCCTTTGTCTGCGAATCTACTACAACGTTCATAATATTCTTCAAAGTGTTCAGGAACCATAACTTGATTAATTGTAACAAATACTCCTCCTTCTATGAGCTGTACGCATCTATCTCCAAAGTCTTTTTCGTTTGCAAATTCTGCGTGATAACTTGCAGTGATGCTACGACGTGTTAGGTGGCTGGTGTTGTCTATAAATCTTCCCCACCATTTCTCACCTGGGCTTAGATTAGTTGTAAGGTGTATGCTTTGATATTTTGCTTCATCGTCATTAGCATAATATTCAACAAGGTCACCAAACTTTTTATATGCTGTTGGTTCACCTCCACTAAAACTAAAATGAAATTCAGTAAATCCATTTGCTCTTGCTTGGCGTTTAATTTCATCAATTGCATTTGTGTATACACAAATGCAATT